GTAATGACCATGTCGATTTTGCCGTCTCTGCAGTCGTTCATCAACCGCTGAAACTCCGGCCTTTCATCCTTGGTGCCGGTGAGCGCCTCGTCGGCGTAAACGCCGACATATTCCCATCCGCGCCGCCTTTGGATATATCCGCTATAATAACTTACCTGCGCCGACAGCGAGTGGAGCATGGCGTCCTTGCCGCTGGAAACCCGGGCGTAGGCGGCCACGCGCTTTCGCACCGGTATTTGCGGCATTGAAGGTTCAACCCTCTTTATACTTCGCATAAAAAATCCCTCCTTTCCGGGGGGACATGATACCTCTGAATGCCACATACATCAAGGCAATTTTGCGCGTAAACCGCCCAAAGGTGGTCGGTATTTTTTTATGAGAATTGTATCAATTTTACCGTACTCTCTGGCGCTGATCAGGCCTTGGGATAGCATGGCCTTGGCAATGGACAACGCCGCCCTGTAGTTTTTTTCCCTTTCAAATTGCTCCTTGGTCATGCCTGCTCCTCCTCGCCGAACCGATCCTTAATATAGCAGGCATGGGTACAGTATTTACGGCGCTTGTTGCCATAGCTTTCAAACTCTTTTTCACAATGAGCGCAGATAAGCCGGTAAACGGCTTTTCGATTGAGCTTGTCGCGGTTCGAGTTCCACCACGCAAGGCGGCAATGATCGGAACAAAACCTTCTTGTTTTATACTTCGGATCCTGATGCAGGCGCTTCCCGCATTTTTGGCAGACGCCGGTATCGTCCTCCATGACAGCGCGGCTTTGCAGCTTGTTTCTCCGGCAAAAGGATTTGACGGTGTTTGGGGATATACCGAGAGAAGCCGCGATCTGCGCATATCCCACACCTTGTTGCCGCATTAGGCGCACCTGTTGTTTTTCGTCGCCCGTCATATGAATCACCTCCGAAAAGACGGGGCGGCGGCGTCTGCCCAGCGCCCATGAGCCGCCGCATATAAAAGATTATTTGGGTATCTTCAATACCTGACCGGGATAAATCGTCGTCGAGGACAGGCCGTTTAAGGACATGATCTCCGGATAACGAGCGCCGCTGCCGAGCTTCGCTTTGGCAATGCCCCAAAGGGAGTCCCCCTTGGCCACCGTGTAGGTGGTATAGGCTTCACCGGTCTGATCGCCGCCGACCTTCGACAGGACGTCTTTATCCACCCAGGTGTTGATGCCCGCCTCCTCGGAGCCGCCCGACTTTCTGATCTTTTTGCCCAGCAGTACGCAAGCCTTGCCGCCTTTGGTAACCGGCTTGCCCCCGGAGGTGATCTGCGTGATCCTGTGGTGGTAATCCGAAATCACCCACGACGGCACTTTTACGCTGCCCGGGTAATAGTTGGCCGTGCCAGTCTTGAAGGCCACCAGATCACCGACCGCAAAATCGCCGCTGGGCGTGTCCGATGATGCCGGGTACACCCGATTGCCTTTTTCGTCAAAGACAGAATAGCCGGGACTCTTATCGGCCAGCGCTTTGGCGTTACTCAGCACCTTGAACGCGCCAAGCTGTGAAGCCGCGTCGCTCCATGACTTGCGCACACGGTAATAACCGCCCGTTTCCGTGCCGTCGCCGGACGAACCACCGGCCAGCGCCGCCTTGACCGCCGCGCGGAAGGTGTCCATGTTTTCGCCGTGCTTGGGAAACCAGTGGAGCACATCGGCGTGGTTGCTGGCGATGCCCAGCTTATACCCCTCGCTGTGGCAGATGATGTTCTGTTCTGTCAGACCATAGAGCTTGCAGAGATACACGCAGAGCGCCACGGCGTTCGCCCACGCGGCACGGAAATACGCCTCATGCTTTGCCGCGTCATACCCGACCATCGTCGCGCCGCCCGAGTAAGTAAAGCCCGCAGGCTCGCAGATCTCAAACCCAATGTAACTGTCGTTAGCCGAGCCGCCCGCGTGCCAGCCGCGATGATCCCACGGCAGGTACTGCCAAATTTCCTTATCGTCCAAGAAGGCGTGGACACAGACCTGCCGGTCGGTTTCGCCCGCCTTGTAGGATTTGTTCCAACGGGAAAACCACGCGGCGGCCATCACGCCGGGCGTGGCCGTGCTGTGCACCATGATGCCCTTGGGCACGATCTTCCGATTCGCCGTGTAGCAGTCGTTGCGGGTCATATACCGGGTAGTCAAATTCATGAGAATTCCTCCTTCGGTCGTGTCCTCAAAACCAACGACACCGCCTGTGCCGTATTCCGACACGATGGCGGTGCCGTGGTAATAGAACGCGAGTATTTGGTTGTAAGGGATACCGTTTTTCGCCGCCCACATCGCGCCCACTTGGCTCATTCCCACGCCATGACCGGCGTTAGCGGGCTTTTCCCTGCGGGCGGCGATATCCCACTCGTCGGTTTTGTTGAGATAGTAGGGGTAATGGCGCTGCCACACGTCGCCGCTGCGCTTGGTCTGGCCGCCGTTGGACGCGGAATAAAAGCAGTCGATAATCTCGCCGCCGTAGCAAAGCACCTGCCCGGCTGTATCCATCACCGCCTGCCTGCTTCGCGGAGAGGAACGCGAAAGGCCGTATCGGTATGCCTGAAACGATGTCGTATCGTCCATGATCACGCTCGCCATCGCGCGCTTTACGGCGAAGGTTCGCGCGGCGACAGCCTGTGCCTTGAGCGCCTCCCTGTCAGCCGACTCGTAGATTTCGGCGGGCACCACGCCGCAGAGATATTCCTCGATGTCCATGGATACGGTCTGCGCTCCAAACTCCGCGACGTTCTCCGCGCGGGTCATTCTGATGGTTATCTTCATGACCCGTCGCCGCCTTCCTTATCGTTCCTGTCGTGCAGCTGCTCCAGAATTGATTTGAGCTTCTCGGGAATGGGCAGCCCGACATGGGCGGCGTTCTCCAGAATGGAAATGCCCTCGTTGCTCAGGTAGAAGAAGATCACCGCCGTCCGGATCGCGCCGCCGTCGCCCAGCACCTGAGTGTCGACGATGTGCCCCACGCCCACCAGCACAAAGATGAGCACCTTTTTAAAGATGCCCCTCGCGCCGATATCACTGGAGAGCTTCCTGTCCGCAATGGCGCACATCACGCCGGTCAGGTAATCGATGGCCACAAAGGCGATGAGGGCATAGAGAAACCCGTCCAGCCCGCCGAGGAACCAGCCCAAAAATGCGCCGATGGCGGCAAAGGCCGCCTGTACCCAGTTCCATACTGCTTTCATTGTCTTTACCTCCATTTAAAGATTTTTGTATATAAAAAGCGCCTTGCGTAAAGCAAAGCGCCTGAATCCTTGAATCTTACTTTCTTATCCGCTAAATCTGCCTCGGCAGCGCCTCCCAGAGCCGCATGTCCTCCTGCCCCAGCGACCAGATGGCGATGCCCCGCAGCTTCCAGCGGTAGGCGGCCTCATTTGCCCAGTACACCAGACTGTCCACGTCCTGATAATACAGGATGGAAAAGCCGTCCGCGTCGCCAAGGAACAGCCGGGCGATCCAGACGTTGATGTCCTTCGGCACCACCGTGGCGGCATAGTCCCCGCCGCAGGCAATCTGAAGCAGGTCGGAATGGAAGAAATCATAATCCAGCGATATGTCCTCGGAGCGGGTGGACGATTCCTCCACATCGCTGTTGACCGAAAACACCTGAAATTCTTCATCCCATGTGACCCCTGTGCGGGCAAGCCTGCCGAAGCTCTTTGTGGTGCCGTCGGGCATGAGCACATCAAACGCCTCATACGGCTCATATGTCCAGGCGTCCCCAAGCCGCAGTAGCTCACATACCGTCCGGTTGTCCGAGCGGTAGCCCGCGTAACCCCCGGCAGCGCTTACCGTCGCCGTAAAGCGCAGGGTGTAGCTCGCGCCGGAATAGACCCTGACCATGTTGCCGCGCTTGCGCATCTCGACGGTGTACATGCTCGGGTTGGAGCGGAGGCTGCTGTCCGGCGTCCGGCTGAAGCTGGTGGCATAGCTGCCCCGCAGCGTGGAGCCTTGGTACAGCTCAATGCGCTGGGTATCATAGTTGAGGCAGCAGAACAGGTCGCCTAAAAACACGCCCGCGCGTCCGCTGCCGTTTTGGGGGAATGCCAGCCGCGCCCGAATATGCACGTCGGAAAACCCGTCATACTTCCACGCCAGCCTGCCATGCCCGTCAAGCTGGGAGTAGGGGCGTCCGGCGGTAGAATCGGGGTTTTGCCATACGTCCCACTCCCCGTCCAGCACCGTCCAATAGCTCTCCGGCAGGATGTTTTCATCCCGGAAATCCTCGTACCAGACAAGCGCCGAATCGGGCCTGCGGCGCAGCACCTCACAGGTGAGCTTGAAGCCCCGGTCGGGTACGGCCATCACGCCGTTTACATCCTTGAAGCTGCGGGGCGAAAGCGCGAACGCCGCTTCGCCAGCGGACGGAGCATCCGAGAAGTTGCCGCAGACGCGAAATCCGTAAAACTGCGTGCCGGGCACGCCTCCGGAGATGCTGAGAGTATGCGCGCCAGCCGAAAGAAACACACTCTTCGAATGCGTGAGCCAGCAAATCCGCCGCCAATACGGCCACCACAGGCGGTTTTCGGTGAAGGTCTTTGAAGTTTCGTCCAGCGTAACCGCGATGGCGTTCTTGTCCCAGAACGGGTAGCATAGCCGCACGGCCACGTCGTATACGCCGGGCTGCTCAATCTGAAAGTGGTACTCCGCTTCTCCGCCCTCGCCCAAGGACGCCATGCTCTCCGTCACGATGACATTGCCGGTATAGCTGTCCGGCACACCATTGCGGTCAACGTAAATAGTGCCGAACTCCGTCCGCTGGTTTTTGCCGTAGGCGGTTAGGTACCGCCTGCGGTTGTAGGTTTCTTGCAAAAGCGGGCTTTGCCGCTCCACCGCGTCCCAGCCTTCCATGTAATCATAGACTTGGGGCAGCGCCCACGGTACCTTATCATAATCGTCCCAATAGGCGATGATCGGGATCATGGGCTGGGGCGGGCCGTCGCCCGTGAAGTTATACCCGCCGGTCATCCAGAGCTGGGCGGCATAATAGGTGTTGGAAATCCCGCGATAAGTGATGCCGAGGTTCTCCGGCGTGTCGTGGATCCGCCAGTTCCAGCCGTAAGCCGGAAGCCCGAAGAACACCTTATCCGGATCCATCACCTGAACGACGTAGTTGTAGATACCCTCCAGCCAGCTCCGGGGCGAGACGGGGCCGGGCGCGGAACCCGCCCACGCCATGCCGTAGCTCATGATGGCCGCTGTGTCGCAGTAAGCGTTCAAATCCTCGTATACGCACCAGTTTTCGCCGCCTACAGAGCCTTGTACACTAGTCATGCCGGGCAAGCAGATATTGACCAGCTTGGCGGGGTTGTAATCCTTCACGGTCTGGTAGATATCGCGGAACAGGGCGTTGGCCGCGTCCCTGTTCTCATATCCGCCGCCGCGTTCCAGATCGATGTCCACACCGGCGCACCACGGGTATTTGTTCATGATCCGCACGATCTCGGATAAAAACATATCCTTCGCTCCACCCTCGTTGTTGCGCAGCGCCGTGAAAATGGAGGCCGTCCCATGGTTCATGATGGTGAGCAGCCACTTGATGTGCGGCCATCTTGTCCGGTATGCGGTGAGACTGGCCACATCGGTGCCGGTTTCGCTGATCACGCCGGAACTATTGACCTCAAACGTAAAAATACCGACTGTGTCCAGCCGGTCGCCGTAATTCAGAAGCGCCTGATACATGCGAGCGTTGCCCATGAAGCTCCACACCATGCACCGCTTTCCCATTAAATAATCCCTCATGGCCGATCCTGTCCTTTCAGCATCTCCCGATACTCAAAATACACCCGCGCCGACTTGCGCTCCTGAAGCTGGACTTGATGTTTGCTGTCATGGGCGGCTGAGTATTGAAAGAAACCCTGCTTCGGCGTGGGGCTGCCGTTTTTCAGGCACTCCCGTGTGGAAGAGAGCAGCGCCAGCTCGTCGCCCGCGTTTGCCGCCGCTAGAAAGCACATCTTATGCGATCCCGCGCCCTGGGAGAGGGCGACGCTTCCGGCCTCCATGTCCTGAATGGGATAGATATAGCAGTCCAGTCCCGAGGAGGTTTCGCCAAGGTTGAAGATGATAAGGGTGTCGCCGGTGCGCACCACGCCGTTGTGGTATCGCGGCGGGTTCGGCGAACTCCGCAGCATCGTACTGGTGTGGGGCGTGTAGCCGGTAAGTCGGTCACCCTCCTGCGCCTGTAGGTCGGTAAACCAGATGGTGCCGGTGCAATCCGCGATTACTGGGCGCACGGTGATGCTGACCACCCGCATTTCTTCTTTTGTTTTAAGCGTTTCCGTAAATCGAATGAAGTTTGCCACCATGGCCGTCACCTACCCATCAAGTGTCCATTGAATTTCGCTCACATGACCGACCCAGCCGGTGGCGATGGAACCGGCCTGCAGCAGAAGGTCGGTAAAATACACCGCTCCCGTGCAGTCGGTGATACAGAGCCGGATGGTGATGGAACGCAGGACGCCGTAACCCTTGGGCGAAGCGTCCCGCGCGATCTGTTGAAAATATGCCATATCGTCACCCTCCTTCAGAACAGGTCAATGAAGCGCGTTTCGGTGCTGCCGTCCTCGTATTCGAACACCACCTCAATGCCCACCTGACCGTTCGCGCCCTTCTGCAGATCCTCTGAACCGATCTGCGCGGATATGGTGTAGCTGCGCCGCGATGACGGGTAAACCGTTTGCGCCATGCTTTTCGTCATGCCGG